AAAAACTTGGAATTGAAAAGTCCATGGAGTAATTTTTGTAGAATTAAGTTGTTCACGGTGTTCAGACAACCACGAGTCTGAAACCATTTCAATCACGTTTCATCATGACAACCACTGCGCAAGGAAAGTTTGTCCTCGGCCATTTTGGAGGGGAACGACCACCTTCAGGTAGACCAGTTCCATTGGTCCCTCTGCGAAACACAGCGCTTAGACCAGTCCCAAGAATCTCAGAGCCAGATCCCGTGCCACGACTTCCTCAACCTCTTGAGAGGATAGTTACCGGGCGACTCGAAAGAGTCGAGTCTACTTTGGGTCGCTTAGTACCATACTACCGTGCAGGAGCAGTAATGGGAACGACTCTTGGAGGAGCGTATGCGTTAGGCAATGGCATAAAATCAATTGTTAATGAAATCATCCCTCCTGAACCCGGCCAGCTTGATAAGCAGGCTCGCAAACGTATGCTTGACCATAATAAGCGCGTGCGCGAGAATGCGAAAAAGTATGGAATTCCTCCAAAAAGGAATAAACGGGAAACTCAGAAAACACCTCCTCTTCCTCGTTTGGTAGGGGTTGAACCTAATCCCGGTCCTAAGGGTAAAGTTGCTAAGGCCTTGAAACAGATGGCTAAGCACGTTGCTCGGAAGACTGATTTAGCGGAGTATAAGGGTCGGTTGGTTTCTGCAATGAAGTTGCGTCAAAAGAAACCATACTCAATCAATAATCACAGCAACAATGCAGTCTCTGCCCCAGCCGCTTTTGCAAATCTAGTGACCCATCCAGATTTAAAGTGGCGCACGGCCGTAGAAGATGGACAACAGGTGTTGTATGTCAGTGGGAGTCATTATATGTCTTCCGTTGTTACCTCTACAACCGGTTTTCCATCTTTTGTGGGTGGTGTAACTGGGACACCGACCATAAATCAATCATGTATTGCGCTTGATACTGACGGACTAGGTGGCTATGGATCATTCATAGTCCCCTTTACACCTACGTCATCGCCATTGGCAAATTTGGCGATCTCCTTTGCTGAGGCAAAATTCTCAAAGGTAAAGTTGGTGTATGCTCCTGATGTTTCGACGTCAACTTCTGGTAGGTTTGCAATCGGGTTTACACCTGATGGTGCTGCTGGTTTGTCTGCGGTGTCGGTTTTGACGTTTGCCAATGTAATGCAGCTGAAGGGTGCGGTGAGTGTTACTTCTTGGGTACCATGTGAGATAGATATCACAAGTCGTTTGCAGCGGAATAAGTGGATTTGGGACAACCAACCAACGACCACTACCGCAGCCGACTTACGTCTTGCCAATTCCGGAATTTTATTGATCTCTTCTCAAACAACAGAAGGAGCTGGAAACTCCACTGTGGTAGGTGATATCAATGTAGAGTGGGAGGTGGGCTTGCGAGAGCTCGGTCCTTACGCTTCAACGTTGATAACCTACGAGACGATGAAATACCGTGCTCAAAAACAATTGGCGACTATGTGCGACGACTTTATTTTTGAGGAAGCTGCCAAGCGGAAACAAAAATTGGAGGAAAAGAAGAGTGAAGAATTCGTGATAACGGATCCAGCGAGCGCATGTCCGTGCGATTTGACGGCATGCAGGCTCCCTCATCGGAATGCGAATGGGAGTTCTCCGTCTGCGATCTTGATGGTCAACCAACGCTAGGTAAAGTGGGAGGGTTTCTGTGTGTTCCCTGCCGAAATTAAAAATTCACTCGCATTGTAGCAGCGGAGCTACAGAGCGTATCATTTACGACATCACCATGTTATCTTACGAAGCTTTTATGTCCTCTGGAAAGCATACTGCATCTGAGATTATTGCGTTCAAACGACAAATGGCGGAGATGAGGAAGACCGGTAACAATGTAATACGATTGCCACAACAGCCTTATGCAATCGTGGTGGATCCTTTTGTGATTCCACCAACATTGCCTGGCGGTCAAGTCCCCATCACTCCATCTACTGAAGAAATTGTCGGGAAGTTCTCAAGTATCAGATACTTTTATAGCGCAGAGTCCATTAGGAGAGTCGTTAATGGCAAGGAGACGTTATTGAAAAACGAATTGCAATCATTTGCAACGGGAGCGTTGGATAATCTTCCGGGCACATGTATTGGCACCGCAATGGCGAGAAAAGGTTTAGAAGGGAATGAAGCAGATTTTAAGGAAGTGACCAAAGATTTGGGGAAGTGGTATTATGGAGGAGGTACACTACGAGGACTCATGGAAAGATTGCATACACAGATGGGGGATAAAAAGAAAGGAACTGGTTTTCCAAATCAGAAGTTGTCTGATGCGGAGAAGGCTTTTATTCATAGAGTTCTACCAATTGATAAAAGTTCGCTAAAAGGTTTGGTGGGAATATCACCAAGCGAAGCGAACCCTCTAATGAGTGATAAGGCTAATGCCGGTGCCCCATGGTGTAGTAAAGATGTTCATGTAGAAGATGTTATTGAGGAAATCGTAGAAGGAGCAAACCATTTGTACAAACTAGCTGTGATAGGGTATAAAGAGTTGAGAGAGTATCTGACAGTAACAAATCGTGCTGAAGGTGTTGTGATGCTAAAGAATAAGAGAGAATTGCAGGAACGTTCAAAATTTCTGACTAAGGTCAGACCTTATTATGTGTTTCCAGGAAAGTTGAGATACATATTTGCTGCAATTTCCGATTCATATTCGAATGCAAAACAAAATTTTCAAAAGAATTCAGATTCAATCTCAGCATTTAAATTCTCTTGGATGTACGGTGGTGCAATTGAATTGACGAGTTGGATAGCGACTCGAAAATCCAAGGGCTCCGGGTTGTATGCTTTGTCGTGGGGGGATGATCAACTGTGGGTTGTGGTGTGCGTCAGTGGTGAAACCGTAGTGTTTTGCCCTGATGTTGTTGGCATGGATATGCATCTTGGAGTAAACACAATGACTTTTGCAACTGAAAAGATCATTCGTGATTTTGGTGACAAGATGGATCTTTCCTGGCAACGATTGACTATTTTGCATGGTCAATATGCTCACAACCACCCAACTTTAGTGCACCATTCTCTGGTGTTTAATAAAGGTGGTGTAAAAGCGGAAGAAAGTAGTCCTCAATTGTCTTCGGGTGTAAACTTGACGACATATTTCGACGAAGTTGGATCAGCTCGAATTGTTTTCCGTGCCAAACCCATACTGAGTGCGTGTAAGGACGCTAATGATGCAATAAATAAGTTCCAATTAGTGAGAAAGGTGGTACAAGTTGAGTTGGGAATGACTTTCAAGGAAGAAACCTGTGCAGGTCAAATCTTTGATGAGTCAACCATGGAACTTCACCTTCCATTCTTGGGTATGATTGCGATGAATGTGGAGATTGAGGGATTGAAAGCACTAATTCCTATCCCTGATATCCCCAAGCTATCAGCTTCACTATTTTATTCGAAATACTCAAAGAAGGATGAGGAAAGATTTGATGCATTACTCAGTAAGTGCGTAGGGCTTTGTGCGAGTGGTGGTTATGTGAATCGTTTGTTTTACCATGTTTGTCGGAGGGTTTATGAATATCATTCACAAAAGGCGCAGCCTTCAAATAAATTTTTGAAGTGGACAGAAGGCGTCATTCCAAAACATGTGATTGAATTTTTAGACCATACAGGTGAAGAGAAAACGAAACCCTTTCCTAGTAGGAGATGGTTTTTGTCCCTGTATTTGGATCCAACAATTGGTGCTGTTGAACGAGAAATGCAAATCCCCACCCCTGCAACTAAAGATACACTTTTCACCGATGCTGAAATTGAACTATTAAAACAGTTGGAATTGGAAGAAACGACAGACTGGGTTGAGATCGACGCACGATCTGGCTCAGTTCCTCAGGGCACGGTTGATTACAAACACGCCGAACCTGTTGTTTCCAAAACTGTTCCTAAGGAGAAGGCAGGATTGATGCCTCCAAACTATCTCCGAAGGGAAGAGAAGCTCAAGAAAATGCAAGAGCGTTCAAAACAGAAACATCGAGTGAAGTTGAAACAATGGTCAGACCAGAAAGCTTCAAACGACAAAAAGTACAAAGGAAAGGAACCAGAAGAATTGGTTTTTGAACCAGACTATGAAGCTGATGAAGAAGTTGAAAATAAACTGGAAAAAGATGCACAAGATGCCGCCGAAGAGCAATTTCAGGCAGAGGAAGATCTGATGAATTGGCGTAACCAAATGTTAGCCGATCAGTCCGCCGGAAGGTGGATTCCAGTTTATGATTCCGATTCAGATGCTGAAGAGTTTGATGAGAAAAAGTATGATGCTTCGGGTTTTGAGGTACGAGGTCGTGCAATGGAAGATCCCGACTAGACTTGCTTAACGTTTTTCAATGAGTGTTGTGTTCACAGCCGGCAAATGTGAATGGTATTGGCTCCGGTTCATTCCTTATGTTGCATTCAGTGCGTTGGGGGCGTGTTATTGAGTAGTGTGTCATGTGTCAGTGTTTGATAAAAGTGGGAAACCACACCAAAATTCTCAATAAAAAGTTTGTTGTCCCCCGGCAGTTAAGGTTCAAATACTTTGGTAGTAGCCGTTATCAACTCAACGGTACCTTCGGTTCAACTCCAATGCTG